GAATCTCTCGGGTCGCAAAGTGGAAGCGCCTCAACATTAAAAGCTGCCGATGATGATTATTATCTAGGCACTTATGGCTATGCAGACAGCGCATTGAATGGCCGTATCGCTTTTCCTTGCATGTGGAGTAATTACGAACTCACTCAACAGGATGTCGACACGCTGCAAAATGCGCACCCGTACACTGTGCAGCCGGGCAAGATTGTATTTGCACCAGAATTGACGACGGGCGCAGTCGACTCAATTAGCCAGGCGACCGGCACGCCGACGAACGCGACGCTTGATTCGAGAAACCCGCCCATCGTTTACCCGGTCGGCCCGATATACATCCCATCGGCTGCGGCTGCGCCACCAGCGGGCGGGTGGGCGACGGGTGGCTTGGCGCGATCTGGTGGGTTGGCTGGGCGTGGTGGTTTGGCAGGTATCGGTGGAGGCTTAGCCGGATGAGATATGTAGCACTAGAAGATACCTTTTACTTCAAATTCACGACGCGCGATTTCGACACCGGGGCGCCTCAGACGCTTGGCGGAACTCCGGTGATCTCAGCATACGAGGACGCGAACCTGACCCAGATAACCGCGGGCATTACGCTAACGGCGAGCTACGATAGTGTCACCGGAATGAATCACGTCGCTGTCGTCGCGACTGCGGCGAACGGATACGAGGCTGGCAAGTACTACTCGTTCGTCATCACGACGGGCACGGTCGATACCGTATCGGTGGTGGGCGAAGTGGTGCACGAGATTGTAATCGGGCCGGTTGACGCGAACGTGACGACAGTGGCCGGAACCACGCAGACGGCAGGCGACATCCCGGCGCTCGTGACGACCGTTGACACGGTGGTAGACACCATCGACACCAACGTCGGAACAGCGGGTGCCGGCTTGACCGACCTGGGCGGCATGTCCACGGCGATGAAGGCAGAGGTAAACGCCGAGGCCGATACCGCGCTCAGCGACTACGACCCGCCGACCAATACCGAGATGCTGGCCGCGACGGCCGTGACTGATGCGCTTATCGTCGGTCTCAATGACCCGACCGCGGCGGCTATCGCTGACGCGGTGTGGGATGAGACTTTGACTGCGCACGTCACGGCAGACAGTGCTGCGGTCTATCTCAAGGACATTGATACAGTCGTAGACGCAATCCAGGTCAAGACGGACTTCCTGCCTTCCGCGACTGCCGGCGCAGCCGGTGGTGTGTTTATCGCGGGCACGAACGCAGCCACCACGATCACGACCGGGCTAACCACCACCTTCACGGGCAACCTGACCGGTTCGGTCGGCTCGGTCACCGGTGCGGTTGGGTCCGTGACTGGCGCCGTGGGCTCTGTTGCTGGGAATGTGGACGGCAACGTCACGGGCTCGGTTGGCTCTCTTGCGGCCCAGGCGAAGGCGGATGTGAACGCCGAGGTGGTGGACACGCTGGCTACTGACACCTACGCCGAGCTGGCCGACGTGCCGGCGGCGACCGTGAGCTTGAGCGACAAGCTCGGCTGGCTCTACATGCTGGCTCGCAACAAGGTCACGCAGGACGCGACGACCCAGACCCTGCGCAATGATGCGGACTCGGCGGACATCGGCACCAGCACGGTTTCTGATAGCGCCGGGACATTTACCCGCGGCGAATGGACAGACTCGGCTTAAGAGGAGACACGAACGATGGCACTCAATCTTGCAGCAGCTGCACGCGCCGCCGCCACCGACGCGGTGGTGGACCTGCTTGACGCAGGCACTGGGCTTCCTTACATCCAGATCCGCACGGGCGCGGCTGGAGACCCGGACAGTGCGGCGACCGGCGTTCTGCTCGCCACACTCACCATGGACGGCACCAATGCCTTCGGGGCATCGACCACTGCAGATCCTGCCGTTGCTACGGCGAACGCGATCGCTGACGACACTGACGCGGATGCATCCAATGACGCAGGCCACTTCGTCGCCTATGACCGCGATGACGCGATCATTTTCACCGGCACGGTGACGGCGACCGGCGGCGGCGGCGACATCGAGCTGAACACGATCACCATCGTGGCCGGTGGTACTGTCTCCGTTACCGCGCTGACGTTCAGCCTGCCGCAGCTTCAGACCTAGCCCATGGCGGTCGACACCCGCAGCAAGCGGGCCAGCGTTCTAGGTTTCACGCTGGCGTCGCTTGTCGCCCTGCCGTTGCCAGACGGCACGGTAGATGACGTCGACCGGGTCCACCTGGCATACAGCTACTCCGGGATCACGCTCGGGGTCTTCAGCGGCTCTGGTGACGTCGAGCTAAACGCGTTCGCACTGTCCGGCACCGGCACGTACGGGCCCACGGGCTCCGGCGCCCTTGAGCTGAACGCGATGACGCTCTCCGGCACCGGGGCCTATGGGCCGACCGGCGCCGGTGCTGTCGCTCTGAATGCATTCAGCGTCGACGGCACGGGCTCCGTTGGCGAGCCTGTGTCTGGAAGCGGCGGGCTCGAGCTCAACGCCTTCTCCATCGACGGCACAGGCGCCGTGGAGGTGACTGGAACCGGCAACGTCACCCTGAACGCCTTCCGGGTCGACGGCGTCGGCATCGGCGGCGAGGACGTCACGGGCCCCACCGGTGGCTGGCTGCCGCGCAAGAAGGCAAAGAAGAAGCGCGACATCTACGCCGGCGAGGACGAGGCCCGTGAGGCGTCCAGGCGCGAGCGGCGCGTCGAGCTGGGCCTGGAGCCCCGTGCTGAGCCTGAGGCGCCCTCAGAGCCGCAGGAGGCCCCTCAGGCCCCACAGGCCCCACAGGCCGCTCAGGAGGCCAAGGCGCCCGTCACGCCCTCTCCTGGGCGTCCCACGCTTACGCTGGGCTACGAGCCCGCCCTGGGGCCCGAGGAGCGCGCCAAGCTGCTGGACGCGCTCGAGAGCGGTTTTGCGGCCGAGGACGACGAGGCTGGCCAGCGCCGGCGCCGTCTGGCGGCCCTGCTGATCATGCTGGCGGCTTAACCGAAACCCATTCCCATAAGTGTTGCTATAACGCAACGCTATTTGTGTCATAAATACCTCACACCGCGCCAGCCGCGGGAATATTCGTGAGGTCGCAGCACGCAATGAGCGACGTTGAGCAGATGGCCGACCCGGAGGCCTTACAACCGGCGCCTACGGACGAAAATGGCTCGGAGTCGTCCCCCGAGCAAGACGCCGCAGCCACCGGCGACCGCGATAGTGGCGATAACCCGGCCCCAACGAATGGCGCCGAAGAAGAGCCCACACGGAAGGGCGGGCTGTCGAAGCGGTTTGGCGAACTGACGGACAGGCTGCGGGCAGCCGAGCAAGCGCTCGGAGCTCGTGAGGCTGAAGTGGAGCGCATGTATGGCTTGCTGCAACGGGGCCAGACCCCGGAGCAAGCAGCCGGAGCGCGTGACGCCGACGCCGAGCCAGACCGGAACAAGTTCGACGACTACGAGGCGTTTCTCGAGGCACGATCGCGCTGGGCAGCGCGGGAGGCCGTCAGAGACGAGTACGAGCAGCGGGACCGGCTACAGTCAGAACGATCGAGAGCGGAAGTCAACGCAGCCCGAGAGGCACGATGGGAAGCGTCGCATAACTCCGCATACGAGCGGCTTGAGGGCTACCACGAGGCATTCGAGGCCGTGGGAACCTCCATCAACCCAGTGGTTGCGGAGGCGATCAAGGACTCGGACGCACCGGCGGACGTCGTCTACTGGCTGGCGAAGAACCCGGCCACGTTGCAAAAACTCGGGCAAATGACGGGACCGTCTGCCATCCGCGAGGTTGGGCGCATTGAGGAGCGGCTCACAACGAACGCACAGCGCAGTGCTGCGCCAACGCCGCCGAAACCAGTCCGGGGCAACACCTCGGGCACGAAGAACCCGCTCGACATGCGGCTCACGACCGACGAGTGGATCAAGAACAGGCGAGCATTGAGGGCGAAGGCACAACAGCGCTCCAAATAGAGTAGGAGCCAATGGCTAACACAATCCTCACTGCGGACATGATCACGCGCGAAGCGCTGGCTGTCCTTCACGAAAAGCTTTCCTTCATCGGCACGATCAACCGCGAGTACGACAGCTCGTTTGCCCGTTCCGGCGCCAAAATCGGCAACACCCTTCGGATCCGCAAGCCCGCCAAGTACACCGTGAGAACCGGTTCGGATATCGGCCTGCAAGACCACGAGGAGGAGTCCACCACGCTCGCCGTGAGCACCCAGAAGGGAGTGGACGTCACCTTCACGACCGATGAATTAACCATGAGCCTGGACGACTTCAGCTCAAACGTGCTGGAGCCGCAGATGGCGGTGCTGGCCTCGAACATCGAGGCTGACGTGCTGACGGGCGTCACGAAGGAGATCTACAACCTGGTTGGCACGCCCGGCACCACGCCGGCTGGCACCCTGGTCTTCGGTCAAGCTCGTGCCAAGCTCAACCAGTACCTGGCGCCGAAGGACAACATGCGCTGCGTGCAGATGGACTCGCTGACCATGGCGAGCATGGTGGGAGCCCTGGAGGGGCTTTTCCACGAGAGCACGCAGGTTTCGAAGGCGTACCTGGACGGGCTGATCGGCCGTCATGCCGGTTTCAATTGGTTCGAGAACGAGAAGGTGTACGTGCACTCCAACGGCGCCGACGTGGCCGGTGCCATCGATGACGCGGGTGCGGCCATCGCCTCGGGGGACACCTCCGTGGCGGTCGACGGCTTCACCGCGGCTCTGTCGGTCGGCTCCGTTTTCACCATCGCCGGCGTCAACGCGGTGCATGCCGAGACGAAGCAGGACTTCGGCTTTCTGCAACAGTTCGTCGTGACCGCGGCGACTACCACCTTGGTTACGTTCGACCCGCCGCTGTACTCAACCGGCGCCAAGCAGAACGTGTCTGCGCTGCCGGCCAACGATGCCGCGGTGACGGCCAGCGGGGCGCTGTCGACTGACTACGAGCAGCACCTTGCCTACCACAAGAACGTGGCGACGTTTGCCACGGCCGACCTTGTGATGCCTGAGGGCGTGCACTTCGCCAGCAGGCAGGTGTTCGACGGCATCAGCATGCGTATCGTGCGCCAGTACGACATTGCGACGGATAAGATCCCGTGCCGCATCGACGTGTTGTATGGGTACAAAACGATCCGACCCGAGCTCGGCTGTCGCATCACCGGCTAACGCTACCGCCCACCTGGGCACTCACCCGGGGGCTTCGGCCCCCGGGCCTTTCAACAAAGAGGTGAGCTATGGCGCGCAACACCAAAGAAGTTTGGATGGTCAGCGAGGAGCACGGCGAGATGCCGGTCTACTCCAAAGAGCACCGCGAGTGGAACGAGAAAAACGGCTGGAAGGTCAGGCCGGCGAAGCGCTCGAATACCCCGAAGAAGCCGCCCGTCGACACCCACAACCTGCTGGCTGACTGAGCCATGTCCGCAACGGCGCTGGACATGATCAAGCGGTCCATGCGCCTGATAGGCGCCCTTGGCGGCGGCGAGACTCCGTCCGCTGACGAGCAGACCGATGGGCTAACCGCGCTCAACGCCATGCTCGAGTTCATGACGACGCAGCGCCTGGCCATCTATCATATCCAGGCCTCGAGCTACACCTGGCCGGCGGCGACGCAGTCGCGCACGATTGGCCCCAGCGGCGACTTCGACACGGTGCGCCCGCTGCGTATCGAGAAAGCCTGGCAGCGCTTGGGCAACAGCGACTACCCCATGCATGTGATGACCTCGGCGCAGTGGGCGCGCATCCAGCAGAAGGGCCTCGCTACCGCGATCATGGACCGCGTGTACCTGGAGCCAGACTTCCCCATCGCGACGCTCTGGGTGTATCAGGTGCCCACCGACTCCGCGACGCTGTACCTGCAGACGTGGGAGCAATTGCAGAGCTTCCCAGCGGCGACCACGGAGATCGCACTGCCGCCAGGCTACGAGGACATGCTGGTCTTCAACCTGGCGCTGTCGCTGGCGCCTGAGTATCAGCGGCCTTTGCCGGAGAGCGTGCGGATCCGCGCGGCGTCGACCATGCGCAGCATCAAGCGGCTCAACGTCGAGGTTCCGAACCCGGTGATCGAGCCGGCCTACATCGGCTCGCGGCGCGAAACCTTCGACTACCGGACGGGTGAGTGACGTGCCAGCAAACTTTCTGGAGCCTTACCGCGCCGGCCACAAGGGCGGAAGCTTGCAGCGCGTGGCCAGCGTGCGTCGCCCCGAAGACGACGAGCTGACCGAGGAGGAGCGCGCCTTCTACGAGCTGCTGCGCGCGCGGGGTGAGATACCGAAAAACGACCCCCGGCAGAACGTACTCGGACCCAAGGAGCACGGCGCCTACGCTGAGATGCGCGTGCGCAAGCGGCCCATATACGGACTCGCGGAGCAGCTGGTGGCGATCCCCGGGTACACCGCTGCGAAGTACGCCGGCCTCATGGGTGGCCGCAGCAGGGCCTCGGTGGATGAGATGGCCGAGGCATACCGCGGCGTCGGTCGCGCCCTGAAGAAAAACCTTCTGGAGGCCTTCTGATGCCGACACCATTGACCAGCCGCGGCAACGCTCTCATGCGCTCGCAGGCGACGCCGGCGCAGATGAATGCACTGGCGAGCAAGCGCCGGCTGCGCGACTTCTACGACTACGAAGACCAGCAAATGGCGGAGATCGAGCGCTTCGGTGTGCCGCTGTCGGACTTCGAGCGCGCGGTGGGCCCGACACGCCAGGAGATGGTCCAGAACGCGCTGTCGGAGACGCTGCAGGGCGGTGGCATGGGCACCGCTTTCGGGGCCCCGGTGCAGGCCGGTGCGGGCATGCTGGCGTCGATCGGCGGCAAGATGCCGCGCAATGCGCTGGCGGCAGGACGGCGAGCAACGAAGGTGCCACAGAACGCCCTGGAGGGGCCGCCGAGGCCCGAGCCGTGGCGCTCGCGCATCACGCCCAAGCGAAAGCTAAAACGCATCAAGGGCGGCGCCAACGCGGGGCAGTACATCGGCGCGCCTGAGGGCATCAAGACGCCGCGCCAGTTCGACCGCCTCGCGGCGCAGTACGCTGACCGGATCGAGGAGGCGCTGAACGACGGGGTGGAGCCTGGGTACTTCTACGAGGGCGCCGGGCGCGTGATCAACGAACTCTCAGGCGGGCACGTGCCGACTGCCGAGAACATCATGGGCAGCTCGGCCATCGTCAGCGCCGGCAACAAGGTGGTCAACGAGCGCAGCATGTCGGCGCGCGCGATCGAGCAGGCCGACATGGGCCAGGGGACGCCCGGCGGGTACATGACGTCGCCGGCTGGCGAGTCTGTTGCGCTGCCATCCAGAAACCCGCTGCAAGCTGGCCAGTACCGCCGCCAGGACCGGCTCATGGAGCGCATGATGGAGCACACCGGGCGCGGCGGGAAAGCGCACGACGTCGTCGAGGGGCCGAAGATCGAAGAGTACGCATCGGCGGCTCGCGGGGACGTGAACGCGCTCGGCGCGAATGACCGATGGGAGGTGCACTCGGTGTACGGCACGGAGCCGAAAGTGTCCTCTGCAGGTGACACGCAGCACGAGTTCTTGCACAGTCTGCGGCTGCGCGCCGCTGAGATCGTGCAGCAGCGCCGCGGTGGCGAGCTGCTACGGCCCAAGGAGGCGCAAGAGCTCAACTGGGCGGCCACGAAGGCTCGCTATGAGAACAAGACCCCGCGGTGGGTGTCGGAGAACGAGACCTGGCAAGGCAACCTGCCGCGCCAGACCACCTATCAAACGTGGGAGACCGCGCCGGGGTCGCGCGCGGAGCATTTCGAGGGCGCCGACGAGGGCCTGCGGCAACAGCTGCACGAGAAGGCGTCGAACGTGCTGGTCGACCCCGAGGGGCGCGACCGACTGCTTGCAGCGACGGGCACGACACAGCAGATGCCGGTCACCCGGGGCGCGGGCGTGTACCGCACTCCAGCGGGCGAGCTCGAGACGAACCCCAGCATAACCTCGCGCTCCGTCGGCGCGCAGCCGTACCACACGATCGCGCCTGTGACGTCAGGGCGCGTCGCGGCGCAGGAAAAGATCAGAGGCACCATTCTCGGCCAGAACGCGGTCGCCGCAAACATGGTCGGAAAGGGCGGCAAGAAGGACGCCGTGCGCGTGAACAAGCCGCTGACGGCCGCGGGCTCGAAGCGCCTCGTGAAGGAGCTCGAGGACACCTTCGGCGAGGACGCGATGGATAAGCTGGCCATCATCAACACCGAGGACGGCGGCTTCGCGGTGCTATTCCACAACCAGGGCAGCGCCCCGGACCCGAAGTATCGCTTCTCTCAGAAATTCCAGAGTAAGGTCGAGCCCGCGCTCAAGGGCATGCTCGGCGAGGACGCAGAGTTCACCCGCGGCACGGTTGGGCGCCAGCCAGACGGTGGTGGCACGCTGCTGTTCGACGAGCTGCCGTGGGGCGGCAAAGACCCATGGGGCGGTCCCGACATCGACACGCCTTCACCGGTCACCACGGACATGCTGCAGGCCATCGACAACCCGGACGTCCCGCTCATGCGCCAGCACGCGGACTCGCCGGACACGCGCGCTCTCATGGGCGAGATGCACGACGCCTACACCGAGCTGAAGGCCGCCGGCGGGATCCCAAACGATAAGATCATGGCCCTTCTGCAGGCCTGGAAGACCGGCGGGCTCAAGGCCGTTCGGGCGGGCGCCGCGAAGGGACTATTTCCGGCCATCGCAGTAGGGGTACTTTCTCGAATGGCACCACCCTCGGATGACAATCAGCTTCGCCCAGGGGCTCCCGGTGCATAGTCGTATAGCCAAACACGTACTGCGCGCAGTACACGTTGCCAAACTGAATGGGCGGGTTGATGTGTCTCATGGCCTCCCGAGCCTAGCACAACCGGGAGCAGGCTAACAGTGTCCAGGTTCACACTCTTCGGCGTCGAGCAGACCGGCAAGTCCACCCGCGTGACCGCGCAGGAGCGCATCAACGTCTACGCTGAGCTCCGCCCAGAGGAAGACCGCACGCGGATGAGCTTCCACCAGCGCCCGGGCCTGGCCGCGTTCAAGGTCGGCGGTTCCCTGCCAGCGCGCGGCATGCACGCCGTGGGCGACCTGATCTACGTGGTGCGCGGGGACACGCTCTACAGCTTGGACAACGCCGCGACCGAAACGGCGATCGACACGATTGGGACGTCCACCGGGCGCGTCGACATGGTCGACAACGGATTCGAGATATTGATCGTCGACGGCAGCGCTACCGGCTACATCTACGACATTGTGGCGGACACGCTGACCGCTATTGTCGACGCTGACTTCCCTGGCGCGGACACGTGCGCGTTCCAGGGCGGGCGCTTTCTGGTCAACAAGCCGGCCACCGGCGAGTTCTACATATCGGCATCGTATGACGGCACCTCATGGGACGCGCTGGAGTTCGCCACCGCGGAGAGCTTCTCCGACGACCTCGTTCGCGTCTATGTCGAGCAGGGCGAGGTGATCCTGTTCGGTGAGACGTCCATGGAGGCGTGGAGCAACATCGGAGCGCTCGACTTCCCCTACGCACGCATCGACGGCTCGACGGTCGAGTGGGGCCTGGCCGCGCGCTGGAGCGTCGCGAGCTTTGGCAACACCATCGCATGGCTGGCGAAGAACAGGACCGGGCAGGTGCAGGTGGTGCGCCTCAACGGCTACGTGCCGCAGGTGATCAGCAACCCCGAGTTTGACGGCATCATCAACGGTTACAACAGCGTCAGCGGCACCACCGGCCACACGTTCACGGCGGCGGGGCACACGTTCTACGTGTTGAACTTCCCGGACCCGCAGGTGACGTGGGCGTTCGACCTGCAATCGGGGCTGTGGAGTAAGTTTGAGTACGCAGCGCTCGGCGCACGGCATCGCGCGGAGATCTCCGAGCAATTCATCAACAAGACGATCGTCAGCGATTACGACAACGGCAACTTGTATTCCGTCGACGCAGAGCTCTACACCGACAATGGCGTGGGCTTCGCCCGGCAGCTGCAGAGCCGCCACATATTCAACGAGGAGTTCATCACCGTGGGCAGGCTGTGGGTCGACATGCAAACAGGCGTTGGCATGCAGACCGGCAACAGCTCCGACCCTCAGCTCATGCTGCAGGTGTCGAAGGACGGTGGCTCCACCTGGGGCCCGGAGCGCTGGGCGGACATGGGCAAGATCGGGGTGCGCGGAACGCGTGCGGTGTGGCGCCGGTTGGGCCGCGCCTACGAATGGACCTTTCGGATCCGCAACGCCGATGACGTGAAGTTTGCGCTCGCCGGCGCGTGGGTTGATGCAGGATGAGCCTCCCGGGCCCAGGCGGACAGATCACGACCGACCCGGAGATCGCGGCATCGGGCCCGTGGCTGACGTGGTCCTCGCGGGTGTCGCAGCTGCTCACATGGATGCAGCAGTCAGGCACGACGGCACAGCGACCGACTGCGGGGCTCTACATCGGGCGGCGCTACTTCGACAACACGCTGGGGCACCCGGTGTGGTACGACGGAACCAATTGGGTCAACGCCAGCGGGTCTACAGTATGAAGAACACGAGGGCCGGGTCATGGCGCTAGGAACAGCACTTGCCGTCGGGGGCTCACTCCTTGGCGGCCTCATGGGCAAGAAGGCCGCGAAGAGCGCCGCGTCGACGCAGGCCGCGGCGGCAAGGGAGGGTCTCGATCTCCAGGAGGACATGTGGAAGACGACCCGCCGCGACCTAGCGCCGTGGAAGACGATCGGCGCAAGCGCGATCAATGAGCTGGGCAGCTTGGTCGGTGGCCGTGGGCGCCTCGTGCGGCCATTCAGCCGCGAGGACTTCCGCGAAGACCCCGGCTATCAGTTCCGCGTCGAGGAGGGCCGCAAGGGCATCGAGAACTCCGCCGCGGCTCGCGGCATGCAACTCTCCGGGGCCGCACTGAAGGGATTAGAGCGCTTCCGCCAGGGCACGGCGAGCGACGAGTACGGCCGCGCATGGGCGCGCGACGCCGCGGAAAAGGACCGGCAGTACAACTATCTAACGGGGCTGAGCGGGTCGGGCATGGGGGCTGCCAGCATGACCGGGCAATTCGGCGCCAACTTCGCCCGCAGCGGCGCAGACCTGCTTGGCCAGGCGGGCAACGCGACCGCGGCCGGGACCGTGGGCGGATCCAATGCACTGACCGGCGCCGCTGGCAATATCAGCAACTACCTGCAGCTGAAGAACCTGCTCCGCAGCGGCGGCGGTGAGGGCGACGACGGCGGTGTCGGCTCGTCGGGCTCGTGGGGCAACCTGGGCTCGTTCAGCTACGACAGCTCAGGGCGCAAGGGGTACTGACATGCCGATCGACGCACGCATTCCGATGGCCGTCAGGGGGGCGAATGCCTTCCGGCCTGCTGAGACGCTCGCGAGCGGCACAGCGCTGAACCAGCGCCAGGATGTGCTCGACATGAAGCGCAACCAGTTCGACTACGACCGAGCCGCGGACGAGCGGGAGCTCAACGCGCCCGAAGAGTTCGACGTTGAAGGGCTCAGCAAGACGTTCAACACGGTCGGTCAGGTTCTTGGCGGTGCCCAAAATCAGGCTGACTGGGACCAGCGCCTGCAGTATTTGAAGACGAACATCAACCCCCAGCATGCCAGCGCCTTCGATTGGAACGCCATGCCTGGGGTATATACGCCGGAGGGCGCGCGCGAGGTGGCGATGTCGTTCCTGGAAGTGCCGAAGCAGCTGGCGCAGCAGAATAGAGAGCGTGAATTCGGGCTCAGAGAGCGAGACGTGGCCGCGACTGAGGCCGGCAAGCGCGGCACCACCGTCAGCGTCGGTGGCCCGAGCATCGTCAGCGAGAAGTCGCAGGGCTCTTTTGGAACGCAGATCGGCAAAGACTGGGCAGCGAAGTACACGGGCATGCAGCAGGCGGCCATGGAAGGCACCAAGCGGCTCGCCAACCTGTCGCAAATGGACCGGCTGCTCGAGAACGTGCAGACCGGCACATTCGCCACCACGAAGCTTGCGCTCTCCAAGGCGCTCGGCGGAATGGGCTTCGACCCGCAGAAAATGTCCTGGCTTGCTGGCCTGTCGAATGAGGCCCAGATCGGTCAGGCGGAAGCGGCGACGGCACTCGCCAACGAGATGGCGTTGCAGCTGCGCAACCCGGCCGGCGGGGCCGGTATGCCCGGGGCCATGTCGGACAAGGACCGGGAGTTCCTGACGTCCATGATCGCAGGGCTCGGGACCACCAGGGAGGGCCGCAAGCTCATGCTGGAGTTCCAGCGCCGGCTCATCCAGCGCGACAAGGAGGTGGCCCTGCTTGCGCGCCAGTACCGCGCCCAGTCACCGAGCGGGGTGGTGGACGACGGCTTCTATGAGGTGCTGGAGCAGAACTTCCAGGCGCAGGACATGTTCGCCGACCAATATGACCCGGCGCAGCTCCCCAGGGTCACAAACCCGGCCGAGCTCGAGCAGATCAAGCCTGGCATGTGGTTCGTGGGTCCAAGAGGTGAGCGGAGACAAAGGCTGTGAGCGACACCGACTGGCTTGACCAAGGTTCGCGGCTGGTCGATGCGCCCGACCCTGGGCTCGCGCAGCCGGCGCCAGGTGTTGGTGCACCGCAGGCGCCCGGCGGGGACATGTCATGGCTCGACAATGGCTCACGCGTCGACCCGACCGTGGACCCGACGTTCATGCCAGGTGGCACGATGCCGCGGCAGTATCCGCTGGCGCAGGGCGAAGGCGAGGTGCTGAGCAGCGGGGAGGCGTTCCAGCGCGCCACCGGCGGTCTGCGGCGCTTTGTGACCGGCGAGGGGCAGATGGACTTCCCCGACATGCCCGACATCATGCAGGTGATCGGACAGTCCGGGGTGGAGACACCCGGCGGCATGGGCTTTGCCAGCCCAGCCTCGGCCGGTGGCGGCGGCGAGGACGCGCTGCGCATGGGCATCATGGCCGCCTCAGAGCCGGCGCAGGTGGTCGACATCGCCCTGGCCAACTTGCCCGGCTCCACGGCCAGCCAGGACAGCCAGGGCAACCCGATCATCAACTGGCAGGGCGAGCAGTATTACGCCTGGAAGCCGGGCTTTCGTCAGCAGGACGCGCTTCGGTTGGCGGCGCAGACCGTGCCCTATGGCGCCGCGAGCCGGGTGGCGGTTCAGGCGACCGGCGGGCTGCTGTCGAGGGTGGCGGGCCTGCTGGGCCTCAACGCGGCCACCAGCGGCGCGCTGGACGTCGCAGCCGGGGCCGCGGGGTCGCAGCAGGGGGTCAGTGTCCCCAGGGCCGTCATGGCCGGCGTAGGCGGTGCTGCGGGGGAGGAGCTGCTTCGGCCTATGGGGAACGTGGCGCTGCGCTCCGCTGGCCGTGAGTCGGTGCTGGACGCCACCGGCACGGTCAGGCCGGAGGTGTCAGAGGCGCTGCGCCAGGAGGGCATCGAGCTCACCGGGGAGCAGGCTGCGCTGTTCGCCGACCTGATGCGCCGGAGTACCGACCCGCTCGCCGCGGCGCGCTATGCGCAGAGTCAGACGTTGCCGGTGGATATCCCGGAGACGCTGGGCAGCGCAACGCGCTCGCCGATCCACCAGATGACCGAGAACCAGGCCCGTGACGGGGTGTTCGGCGAGGCCGCGCAGCAGATAGCGGAGCAGGCCCAGAACAATCAGGCGCGCGCTATCCGCGAGAACGTGCCGGCCATTCAGAGCATTGTCGGAGGCGGCCAGCGGCGGGTGACCGGCAAGGGCGAGGCCGGGGAGATGGCGCAGGCGAACCTGCTCGCGCAGGAGGCTCGCGCCAGGGGCGCCGTGGACACGCTCTACGACCGCGCCAGGGCCACGCCAGCGGCTGTGTCCGGCGGCGGCGTCGACGAGTTCGTGGGGCGCTTGAACGAGGGCGCTCAGGACTACCTGCACAACGAAGGGGTGCGCGGGCGCTTGCAAGACTTGCGCGACGCGGCGGCGGAAGGCGACCTGTCGGTGGACACGCTGTTCAACTGGCGCAGCCGCATTAGCAAGCTGGCAAACAACGCCGGCGACAGAGAAACAGGCGCGGGGCTAAGGGACTTGGTGCGGGCCTTCGACGCAAACGTAGAAGACACCGTTAAAACGCATTTGCTGGCGGGTGATGAGACCGCGGCGCGCAACTGGCTCCGCGGCATCAAAGGCAGGCGGAACATGGGGTCGCGCTTCCAGGGGCGCGGCGACCTTGTGGCGGACCTTGTTGAGACTGAGGCGGCCGGTGGCCGCAGTCGTCTTGTGGTGGCGCCCGAAGCGGCCAGTAATTTGATCTTCGGTCGAGCGAATTTAGGTTTCGCCAGCAAGCCTGAACTCGCCAGGGAGCTATTTCAGCTGCGCAAGACGCTGGGCCGAAACTCCGACGCATGGCAGGCGCTGCGCGAGGAGGCGTTCCTGCGCTTTGGGGCGAACCTCGAGGGCGCGCAAGCCGGCGGGCAGGTTTCCGTCAGCGGCGCGAAGGCGAAGACCGCCTGGGAGCGGGCCCTGAGAGATGCCTCGCCGGTCGTCAACACGCTATTCAACGAAAGCGAGCGCAACCTCATCACGCAGTTTTTCCGCACCGCAGAGCGCATCACGAACCCGGTGCGCGGTGGGCGCAACTACTCGGGAACGTCGCAGGGGCTGGCGAACATCGTGCGCAACCTGAACGACACGCTGTTTGTGGGACCGAAGGGCAAGGCGTGGCTCTCGCGGGTGTTCCCGTAAGTCGCCGAGTACGTGCAGGGCAATGTTCAG